GGAGCCGTGCAGTCTCTCGGCATTTTGGTTAGCACGTAAGTATTTACAAGGCCATGCAACATGGTCTAAACGTTTTGGTCCGTTTAAAAGACAAAACCCAAATTATATGTACAGTGAATGGGACCATCAGCACCACCTGGGAAGGTGCTGAAGAGATCCGAAATTCCTCAACGCATGCTTCCAAGTGACACCGGCATAAAACGACTCTAAATTGAGTTGTTGATCCGGTGTGACACCAAAAGCAAGGTAGAAGGAGTGCCTAGTCTCTGGGGAAATGTCCTGGTAGTGCCTTTCCATGTTCTTGGAAAGCCAGGCCATTCCGCCAGAAATTTCGGCGTCAGGGGTCCGACGCCGGCGCTTGGACGATTGGTTGGTTTTTGGGACTTCAATCGCATTGGCGAGCCGGATATAGGAACTATAAAAGTCCTGATAAACCGGGATACCACCAGTAAGCGAGAGTCCACCTTGGCCAACAGCATCCAACCAAGCGCGACACACTTTGGGAGAGCTCAGCTCTTTCAAGCTGAGACAGTCCTTGGATATGGATTTTGGGAAATTGCGCACCATAATGTATGACCCTGCCACGAAAACAGGGTGAGTTTGGCAAAATTCAATGCCCTCAATGTCATACACCGGAGCTTCAACTTTCATATTGAAACCCATTTCCAAGAACCATTCTGTTAGGCCCTCCTGGAATTTCACCAAATCTTTGCGCTCAATTATCACAGTGCAATCATCGCCATTATTGGAGAGACTGCCCCGAATGCCGCGAAGTTGAAGGTAGCAATGAACAAGTGCACACATAATCAAACAATTGCCAAGTGCCGTATTCATGTCTCCACTCATACGACACCCCTCAGTTTGATACTTCAACTTACCATCGCGGCAGTGTCCAACCACAGAGTTTGATAGCTGCCATTTGAGCAGTTTGCGGAGCTCTCGGGAATGGTAGATTCCGTTATAGACGGAATGTTCCCACTTGAGGGCTTCGACGCTAACATGCTGGTCAAATCTACTGGCATCCAACCCTATAGCTACTGGATCACGATACTTGGCCCACTTGGTCGCAAAGATACGGCCAATCTCCTGTGCGTTATAACCTTTAAGCACGGTTGGTTCACCGAAAATATCCTCTATAGCGGAATAGATTCGGTGTTCAATCGGCCTAAGATAACGTCCCACTTCAACATTATATCTGGGATCCCTAGGTGAAATGACCCTAGGGTCTGGATCAGGCTTGTCATCAGAGTTAATAAACTCTGCTTTGACAAAAGCTTTTATAAGGGCGTCACGTGGACGGATGCTGCTGCTAAGCAATGAGTCCACGGCTCTCTGATAAAGAGTTTTCCTGCGACCCTTGTAATACTCGACAAAAGTTTGTCGGTCCACAGGGGTGGTCGAACTAAAACGCTTTAAAATAGAGTCACGAAAAAATCGTAAACGTTCCCTATAGATCCCTATAGCGGGTTTAGGACTTGGTTTTCCTTTGACCAGGAGAACACGAGTCAAAACCCCTCTAGCCAGATTATTAAGAGAGGAATTATGTACAAGGTAATTG